GATGAATGGGTTATGGAGATAGGCAGAAGTAAAATTCTTGCTTTGCCTCTTGGCGATGGTGAGAAACTTCGTGGTTTTCGTTTCCAACGTATGATTATTGACGAGCTTCTCCTTATGCCTGAGAAAATCTTCAATGAGGTTATTATGCCGTTCCTTTCTGTTGTTGAGAACCCTACAGAGAGGCAAGAGATTTATGATCTAGAAACTCAGATGATCGCGGAAGGGGAAATGACCGAAGACGAAAGGACTAAATGGCCAAACAACAAAATTATTGGTTTATCATCCGCATCCTACAAGTTTGAGTATTTGTTTAAGCTTTATCAACAATATGAATCTTTAATCATCAATGAGAATAAACAAGATGGCGCTCATAGGGTTATTATGCATTTTAGTTATGATTGTGCGCCTCCACAGCTATATGATCAAAATTTGATTAACCAATCCAAATCAACAATGAGTCAATCTCAGTTTGATCGAGAGTTTGGCGCTGTATTCACTGATGATAGTTCTGGATACTTCAAAGTTAGTAAAATGGCTGCATGTACTCTTCCTGATGGTGAAGGGCAGTGTGTTGAGGTTGTTGGTGATCCCAGCTCCAAATATATCCTCGCATTTGACCCTTCTTGGTCCGAGAGTGAAAGCTCAGACGATTTTGCTATACTTTTGATAAAGATGCACCCAGAGACGCGAAAAGGCGTTGTAGTGCATAGCTACGCTGTTTCTGGGTCTAACCTGCAAACACACATTCGATATATGGCTTATCTGTTGACTCACTTCAATATTGAGATGGTGGTGGGTGACTACAACGGAGGTGTGCAATTTTTGAGCGCTTGTAAGGAAAGCGGTATATTTAAAAAATTAAATTTAAAAATAGATACAGTAGAGGCTGATTTAGATAACCCTAAAGATTATCCTAAAGGCATTAGACAGTTGAAGCGGTCAATAGATAAAAAATCTAGAAAATTTGTGTTTTTAAGAAAGCCTAGCTCTACATGGATTCGTTTTGCTAATGAAAGCTTGCAAGCCGCTTTTGATCATAAAAGGTTATACTTTGCTGGGTCCGCTATGGATGACAACTACAACATGCAAAGAAAAGCTAACATCCCTATTGAGAAATTAAAGTTTTTGAGAAATCAAGATGCTGAAGAAAAAAACAAAGCCGCAAAAATGATTGACTTTGTAGAGCATCAAAGAGATATGATGGATCTTATAAAAGTTCAATGCGCCTTAGTGCAAGTTACCACTTCACCTCAAGGAACACAAAGTTTTGATTTACCTCCTAACCTTCGCAAACAGCGAGGCGCTGATAAAGCCCGAAAAGACTCCTATTCAGCCTTAGTCTTAGGTAACTGGGGTATGAATGTATATTTTGATATGTTAGACGATAAAGGCTCTGATATAACAGAAACATTCACCCCAATGTTTATTTCTTAACTTTTAAAAGTTAGAAAGTTACTTTTTGTGTAATATAATAATGCAATGGCTAGGAAGTATACGAAACGATCAGATTATTGGAATAAGTTCAACAAGAACAACAACTTGGGAGATTTAGCTATGAGCCAAGCTTCTCAAGAAGAATATGTGCCTGAATTACTAGGCGAATCATTTTACACCTCTGACGCTTCGTATAAAAAGGTTTCTACAGCTAGAGTCAATACTGCGGGAACTTCAGGTTCAGCTAGAGTCAACTCCGCAGCCTTAAGGAATACTATTGATAGGTTTTCTAGTATTCGTAAGGGTATGCTCCCTTATGAGTATGCTGCTGATGGCGTAAATGTTCGTGAGGGTATTGAGTTATGTCAAAAGGCTTACGCTAACGTATCAGTGTTCAGAAATGCTGTGGACGTTATGTCTGAGTTCGCAAACACAGAGATTTACTTAGAGGGTGGCACAAAAAAGAGTCGGGAGTTCTTTAATCAGTTCTTCAAGCGTATTAACCTTCAAAACCTTAAAGATCAATACTTCCGTGAGTATTACCGTAGTGGTAACATCTTTATCTATAGGTTTGATGGGGAGTTTGAGGTTGAGGATTATGCCCGACTTATGAATCAAGTTGGAGCCATTAACCCTTCAGCTAATAAGATTCCAGTTAAGTATGTATTACTAAATCCTTTCGATATTGTATCTAAGAGGGCTACGACATTTAATGTTGGGGCATATGAGAAAGTTTTATCTGAATATGAGCTTTCCCGCTTACAGAATCCAGCTACAGAGGAAGATAAATTAATTTATGATTCTCTTGACCCTGAGATGAAGAAGTTGATTAAAGATGGATCATATTACACAGATGGTATCAAGATTGAGTTAGACCCCAAGCGTCTTAGCTTTTCGTTTTATAAGAAACAAGATTATGAGCCATTTGCAGTGCCATTTGGATATCCAGTATTAGAAGATATCAATGCTAAGCTTGAATTAAAGAAAATGGATCAAGCCATTACCCGAACTGTTGAGAATGTTATTCTTCTCATCACCATGGGGGCTGAGCCAGAAAAAGGTGGTATTAACGCCAACAATATCAATGCTATGCAGAGCCTCTTCAAGAATGAGAGTGTTGGTCGGGTATTGGTTTCTGATTATACCACTAAAGCAGATTTTGTTATCCCAGATCTAAACAAAGTTCTTGGACCAGCTAAATATCAGATTTTAAATGAAGATATTAAACAAGGTCTTCAAAATATTGTTGTTGGAGATGAAAAATATAATTCAACACAAGTTAAAGCCCAAATATTCATTGACCGCCTTAAAGAAGCTAGGAGTTGTTTCTTAAATGATTTCTTACAGAGGGAGATTAAGAGGATAGCTAATAGCTTAGGGTTTAAGTCGTATCCTACCGCTACTATGAAGGATATCGACATGCGCGATGAGACCCAGCTTATGCGTGTGTCTACTCGCCTCATGGAGCTTGGTATCCTTACCCCACAACAAGGTATGGAGATGTTCCATAATGGAAAGTTCCCAAATGCGGAAGATATCGCTCCTGCACAAACAGCCTTTATAGAACAAAGGAAAGAAGGCTTTTATAATCCAATTGTTGGCGGTATCCCAATGATTGAACCTCAGATGGGTGAAGGTTCCGACGAACCCCAAACTGTAGATACTCCAAAATCTGCGGGAAGACCAAACGGAACAACAACAGTCGATAACGAAAAACTTACCAGACAAAACATCCAAGGTACTATTTATGCCGTAGAAGCATTTAATTCTTTAGCTAGAGAAAGAGCTGAGGAGAAGTTCGGTGGAGACCTGAATGAACAGCAAGAGGAGATGGTTAACAAGCTTTGTGAGTCGATTATTTGCGCCTCAAAGCAAAATGAATGGAATCAAACCCTTGAAGCTTGTATTGATAATTTCGAACTTATTGAAGAATTAAATGTTATGAATGAAGTTTTAAGTGTAGCTAATAAGCATAACTTAGAAGTTTACCCGTCAGCAATTTTATATCACAGTCATGAAAATTAATCCAGAAGACATCGAAGTGCCTCTTGAGAAAACTGTTAGTTTTAACAATGGGGAAGCGGAAGTATCAATCGCTAGCAAGTATAGTGGGTCAGAAGCAGGTTTATATAAATCTTATATGAGCATGTGCGCATCCGATGATAAAGCTCTTGTTAATACAGAAGGAATGGACAAAAAGCATACTTATGCAGCTTGTGGCGTTCAGTATGATAAGATGAGAGCTATGATGAATGAATATGGCGAGGGAGGACTTACTGATAAACAAAAGAAACTTCCACCCGCGATTCAGAAAGCTATTCTCGACAAGATGAAGAAGGATGGCAAGATTAGCAAGGAAGACTCTGAAGCTGCTGAAAAGAAACTTTTATCAAAAGATGATGAAAAAGAGCCTGATCCAAAAGGTGAAAAACTGGAGGTTAAGGAGAAAAAGTAAAATGCCTTATAAGTATACAACTACTTTTGAATCTGAAATTTTTGCTCATCAAGTTGATGATGAGTTCGTATCTAAGGCTTCATTAAGCGAGCTATCTTCTCTAGTCCCAAAAAACATTGACTTTGAGAAGAATGTAGACCTTCTAGGTGTATCATTTAATGCTGCTGTTGTTAATGTATTTAACAGAAACGGTGATGGTATTGATACCGCTACCGCTTTAAAGTATAACGATCAGTTTATACATAAGCCTACTAATATTGAACATAATAAAGATAAGATTGTGGGGCATATTGTCACTGCTGGTTTCAGTGAGTATGGCTCTAATAAGATTTTATCTAATCAAGAATTAGAAAATAAGAAAGATCCGTTTAATATAGCTTTGGGAGCTGTTGTCTATAAATCTGCAAATAAACAATTTGCGCAACTTATAGAGAGATCTACAGATCCTGAAGACGAATCTTATTATAAAAAAATATCTGCAAGTTGGGAGGTTGGTTTCTCTGATTATGTTTTGGCTGTGGGAAGCGATAAGCTTAACGAAGCCACAATTGTATCAGACCCTCATAAGATCAAAGAAATGAATGGTTTCTTAAAGGCTTATGGTGGTTCTGGTAAAACTGATAAAGGGGAACCTATCTATAGGTTGATTACTGGAAAAATATATCCTTTGGGTATAGGATTCACTTCTAATCCAGCTGCGGATGTAAAAGGTATCTATAAAGATCAAGAAGATAGTGATCAAGATAAATTTTCACAAAAAGATAAAAAAACTGTAACAAAAGAAAATAACATAGCTATGGAAAACATTGTTAATGAACTAAAGGAGATCCTCGTCGAGAAAAAAATCGGTGAGGAGACTGTAGCTTCCATGACTCAGACTTTTTCAGAGGCGATTCGCGAAAAGAACGAAGAGTTTTTGAAAGAGAAAGAGGCTCTTACGAGCGAGAAGGAAGCTGTTAAGAAGGAATATGAAGACCTTAAGGCTTCTGTAGCTGAGCTTGAAAGCAAGCTTAGTGAAGCTAATGAGCGGATTAACGGATTTGAAAACGAGAAGAAAGCTGAAGAAGCTGTCGCTCGTTTCAATTCTCGTATGGACGATCTTGATAACAAGTTCGACCTCGCTGATGAGGATCGTGAATTCCTTGCTAAAGAAGTGAAGTCTCTTGACGAGACTGAAGAAGCTTACGCTTCGTTCTCTGATAAGCTTGAAGTGCTTTGGAAGCATAAGAGCAAAGCTAATAAAGAAGCTTTCGAGGCTGAAATTCAGGCTCGTATTGATGAGGAAGTTGCTAAGCGTGTTGCTACAGCTTCTGCTGAAGTTGATGTCGAGGAAGCTCTTGACAATGCAAAGCAAATTGATGCTGACATCTCAAACAATAACGAGGCTCTTGCTTCTCAAGAAGAGAGTCTTGTTGACAAATTTAAAAAAGCGTTCTCCCGTGAGAACATTGAAATTTCTTAACTTAAACTAAAATAATACTATGGGACTTAAAATTCTTCCTTTTAGACAATATGACGAACATGATGTCGTCAATCTCTATCGTGTTGCCGATGGAATGGTACTCGATAGCACAACTGGAGCTGGTTCTGGCGATGCTGGAACTTTCGTGAAGGTTTCTGCTGGTGACTTCTCTGCTGATCCTGTTTCTTATGGAACTGACAGCTATCTTGGAAAAACTGATTATCCTTTTGTTGGACGTAATCAGTATCCAAAAGTAAGCCTTCAAGTTGAGCCAGCTGGAGCTGGAGATGTTCCTCTTGGGATCACTCTTCTTCAGACCGCTAAGAACGACGAGAACGGCGAGAAGCTTCTTTACAATCCTCAAAAAGCTGCTGAACTTCAGGCCGCTCTCCCCGGAGAGGCTGTCCCTGTTGCTACTAAGGGCATCTTTACTATCGCTAGCGCTGCTTTCCAAGGTGATCTTGGTGGCGACCTTGCTATCGGAAGCGGGATTAAAGCTTCTACTGGTGGAACCGTAACTGGTTGCGCTCCTACTGATAGCGCATGTTTTGGAACCATTCTTGGAACTGGTAGCCGCACCACTCAGAATGGTGTTACCGATCAGTTTGATGGTGAGTACCTTGTCTTCAAATTCAACTAATATAGAAAGAATCAGATAAATGAAAATCACTTTAAAAAGAACTCCAGAACAAATCGAGTTGGTTAAAGCTATGGCTTCTCGTAATCGCACTGTCGCTTACGAAGCTCAAGTAGCTCTTGCTGAGTTTATTGGACCTGTGCTTGCAGAGGTCATCAATCAAGCTCCTACCCTTTCGAATCTTTTCACGACTCTTCAGTTTAACGCTGATGACAATCCTTCGATCCCTCTTGATCTCTATTATGACATCAACGACGAAGATTACATCAAGGTTTACAGCCAGTCTCATGCTGGTGGTCTTCCTACCAATCAGGTGCTTCCTACTGCATCTGAGATGAAAATTGCTACCTACGGTCTTGATACCGCTGTTAGCTTTGATCGTCGTTACGCTGCTAAGTCTCGCATGGACGTTGTCTCTAAGACCTTCACCCGTGCCGCTCAGGAAATTCTCGCTAAGCAAGAAACTACTTCTGCTAGCTTAGTTATGGGATCTCTCGCTGAAGCTACCACTAACAGCACTGACCACGTTTTTGAAAACGGTCATGGAAGCTTGAACTTCGTCCTTGACGATATCAACAAGCTTATGACTCGCGCTAAGCGTATTCAAGCTTCTTTCCTTGGTGGCTCACCTGCTGGTGGAACCGCTAAAGGAATCACTGACCTGATTGTTTCTCCTGAAGTCGTCGAGAAGCTTCGTGCTATGGCTTATAACCCAATCAACACTTCTTCTGGCCCTGCTGGTGGAAGTGCTGCTGATGGTATTGCCGCTCCTGATGAGCTTCGCATGAGTGTTTACAGCAACGCTGGTCTCCCTGAGTTCTACGGCATTTCCATTATGGAGATTCTTGAGCTTGGAGCTGGCAAGAAGTTCACTAACGTGTTCGACACTGCTCAGACCTCCAGT